GCATTTAAGATTTCTAAAGATGCTACAGACCACGGATTTGTTAATTTGTTTAGTATTGAGTCTGATGCTGTAGATTATGCTGCGTGTACTGGTGATGTTACTGTTGATGCAAATGATAAAGTAATTCCTATTGTTCTTGGTACTACTACCTATTATTTGATTGCAGTTGATAGTATTCCCGCTGGTTAATAGTTTATTTGGAAGTAGCCCTACTTAAACGTGGGGCTACATTCCTTTTTAGGTGATTGTTATGCCTAGGCGAAGATGTGTTAAAAATAGAAATCAGTGTTGATTAGTAGGAGACAAAAATGAATGAGCAAGAAATGTTAAATGGGCTAAAACAAATTACTGGGATAATAGTTAAGTGTAGAAATCCGGCGTTAATAGCCGAAGATTTTGATAATGCTCGGCAGATTATGCAAGAAACTGCTGGTAGAGTTCAACTATCTTATAAGTTAGAAAAAGAAAAACAAGAGGCCGAAAAAGGGAGAGAGGCGACAGAGGCATAACTTAAGTTTTGTCTCCGCTTGGGGCGGGGATTTATAAAAAACCCGCCCTAAGTTTTATTAAGGGGTTATTATGGCTCGATTAACTTTGACTTTATCCGATTTGTATACTAAAGTAAGTAATTTTCTTTCTATAACTGATACTGGAACTGCTCCGACTGATGATACGGAGTTAGCAACTTGCAAGGACATAGTATACCGAGGTTATCGTCAATTTTTATATCCTATAGATACAAGAACAGGACAAATGCACGAGTGGAGTTTTCTTAAACAATTCTATTCTTTTAACACTGTTTCTGGCAAATGGAAATATGCGTTACCAGCTAATTTTTCTGATTTTTTAGACAACCCCCATTTTGATGATACTACCGGATATAAAGAACTTAGAAAAGTTCTTCCAGAGCAGATACTTGAATCAAGAGCCAACATAGTTGTTAATCAATATCCATTAAGCTATGCTATAGCTCCGTATACTTATGATAACTCCACAGGAACATTTTATGAAATGTGGCTTGATCCTGAACCAGATGGGGTTTATTTGTTAAAGTTCTTTTATCGCATAGACCCACTGAAACCTGAAAATGATACGGATTATTTGGTAGGTGGGATTAGAGCTACAGAAGCTATACTTGAAAATTGTCTTGCTGTAGCTGAGCAACAAGAAGATGATACAATAGGAATACACACACAACTTGCTGCTGATTTAACCCAGAAGTTAATTATATCTGATATACAAGAAGAATCAGATTTTATCGGTAATTTAAGCTGGAGAAAAGATAGATTCCCTTCAAGAGAAGAAGGCAGTTGGACAGCAGATACTACTCGTGTTTATGAAGGAGATGATTTTATAGATGCTTAGTTCAAGGATGAAGAATGTAAAAATAAAATACCTAAGTGAGAGGAAATTTAATTATGTCTAAAGCAAATTGGTTTAACACAAGAAAAGGTGCGTTTGATTTAAGAACTAAAGTATTAACTAACGAGTCAACTTATACTGTTAGAGTTGGTGGTACTTCAGATAATTTTATTATAGATAGAGTTATTGAAGTAGTAACTACAGCCAGTGGGAATAATTTGACTATCATTGTACCAGACGGCGTATACCCTGGACAGGAGCTATTGATTATTTTGAAAACTTTGGGCCACGATGAGACGGTTACTGTAACTGCCTCAACAGGTGACAGTTGTGCTATGAGTGCTGCCGGAGATTTTGTCTCTTATGAGTGGATTGATAGTGTGGTAAGTGGTTGGCAAATAGTTCATGGCCAAAAAGATTAAAGGAGAATAAAAATTGAGTTATCATGGTGCATTACCAAGAATACGGTCGGGTGGAGGCCACAAAAGAGTAACTTTATCTTCTGGTGTAGGGCAAGGAAACGATGGAACTTCGTTAGGGTGTGCTGGATGCTGGGTTCAACCTGCTATAGCTAATACAGCAGTTGTACGTTGGAATATAGGCGTGGCAGCGAGTGCTACAGTAGGACAAGATTTAGCCAGACCATATATTTATGACGGTACAGACGAAGCTTCTGCAACCACAGCTCCTCCGTTTTGGGTTCCCGTTAGTGATATTAGTTTGCTTTACTTTTATAGCTCAGACGAAGATGCAATAGTCGATTTGATTTATCTAAAAGGTTGATATGGAACTTCGGCATGAAACGGTACAAACTGTTCCTATTGGAGTTTTATTAAGATATAAGACAGCTACGCCTAATCAACCAATAACAGGAGCAAGTTTAAGTTGGTATTGGTGGACTAAAATAATAAAATCAGACGGAGTTGTTGTTGATATAAAAACCAGAAATTGGACAGATGTTTCTAATTGTGATGGTATGTATTTTTTGACGTTGTTACCGTCCGACACAGATGTATTAGGTACTTTGATTGTTTATATTATGGATGTCGAATTAGGTTATCCAATTTACAAGGAATTTTGTGTAATAAATAAAAATAATTATGATTCTAAATATAGCATAAATGACTCATTGTTTGTAGAGAGCCGACATGCAAGAGGAGGTTAAAATGAAAGTAGGAACTCCAATTAAAATTACCTATCAAGCAGCAGGAAGTACGACAGGGCTTACGGATGTAATTGCTAAAATACTTGATGAAACAGGCAGTCCCGATTTAGTAAATTTTGCTGATATAACTCTTACAGAATCGCCTGATATATTAGGCGAATATTTTGGGTATTTTACTCCGGATGCTGTTGGGGATTGGGTAGCAGTTTGCGATAGTGCAACTAAGCCCGGAAAGCTGCCCAAGCAATATCGTGTGACCGCTAAGGATGTAGATTCTCTAAATGATGTATCTACAACCGAAGTAAAGACGCAAGCAGACCAGGCACTTGCCGATTATGATGTCGTAAAGAAAAGTGATATTTCAAACCCTCCTGTAATTGCGTAATATGTTTTCATTTGTTGGGAAAAAAGATAGAATATTTTATTTACCATCGAAGGCAGAAACAGGGCTTACTGTAACTGGATATTTTATACTTCCAGATGAAAATGCTTCAAAAACTGATGAATATACTTTTGTTGAGAAAGATGATGGTGTATATTATTTAGATTATGAATATCTTTTAGCTGGTAAATATTGTAAAGTAGTGAAAGAAAATGGAATTGTTACAAAACGTGAAGTATTCAAGGTAGGTTAATATGAAAAAAGAAACAAAAGCATATATAAATAGACATAGGAAATGGCAGGCTTATGCAACAAAAGAACTTGCACATGGCAGGAAACCTATTCCATTCAAAGATTACACAGCAGAAAACGTAGAATCTATTTATTTTGGTGGGATAAAACGGGTTACTCCTGAAGCAAGACTGGAAAATGCATTAAAAAGAAAAAAGAAAAGAAGGTGAAATAATGCAAGAACTTTTTTTACCGATTAGGGGAATTTCCCAAGGTCTTCCAGTAGATAAAGAGTCAACACAAACATCTGGTTATATGAATAATGTTAGACCGGAAGATGTGTTAGAAAAACGTATACGGATTGGAAAACGTCCTGGTTTAGATAAATGGTCTACTACCCAAGTTGGTGGGGCTGAATTTCCTATAATTGCGTTCACTGTTGTTTCTACTTTAAGCTAATGAAAGTATATGTAAATATTGAGAATAATGGTTATTGGATTCCAGGCAACTCTTATTATGTGGATGTTTGGGAGGTCACTGAAAATTTAGAAACCAGTGATTATGATTCTTGTCCTCAGACGGGCATACGTATTACCGCTAAAGAGACAAGGATATTGAGAGCCGATTCTGAAATAGTAGCCGATGCCGGAAGTGGTGTATACGGAACATATTCTTCTTGGGGGGCAGATGGAGATTTTACAATAGAATATCCTCCGGTTTATGATTTTACCACAACAGGGCAAGTTTTAAGTGATTGGTCTGGTATGTTCACATTAAATTCAAGCGAAGTATTAAAAGAAGGAAATACTTGTAATTTAGTAAGATATACTTTTGATGTCAGTTCTTATGCTCCCGTCGATACGACCCTTTATCTTAAAATGGGTTCATATTTAGAACAAACTTGTTTGGCGGTTTAATATGCGTTGGATAATGCAACAAATCAAAATAGTAGCGGAAGACCCAGAAGACAAACCGCCTTTGCCTGAAATTAAATCATATCAGGACTTAGGTGCGGTGGGGGGGTATACTGAACCTGAATGGCCTTTTCCAGCGTGGGCATATGATTATGTAGCTACTACTAAGAAATTAGTTGTTGTAGCCAATAATAAAGTTTACTATCAAGATTAATGATTAAATGTCAGTTGATATTACAAATTCAGCGGTTACTAAAAATATTGTATTAATTGGTAATGACGAGGTATGGTACGGCGTGAGCACTTCATTAACAGAATTAACAGCGGCAAATGGTGATATAGATACTTCCGACCAATGTGTGATAGCATCTGCATTTGGTAAGGTATTTTTTGCCAACGGTTCAAATCTAAAAATAGCTGATTTTATAAATACTAAAATTGCTACGGATGATTTAGGTACACATGCTCCAGACCCTGGAACAGAATTAACCGGCGATACATCTGGTGCTAAGATGATAGTAGATTATATTACATCTACTACTGCCGATGCTGCCTGTACTATTTACGGCAAAAGAACTACGGATGCTACATTTTCCAGCGGAGAAACAGTAACAGGCACGGACGATGATAGTAATGATATTTCTTTTGATACTAATGCTGCCGAAACTGCACCGCCTCACTGGTATGATTTTACAGTATTCGGAAATGATACGGCTTGGGGCACGATGCCGAACAAAGCTTATTTGGTGTGTATATATCGTGGTAGAGTTGTTTTAAGCGGAAATCCAGAATACTCTAATCAATGGTATATGTCAAGAGCAATTATGCCTTTTGATTATTTGTATGGTGAAAATGACGATTTTTCTGCTGTTGCTGGTAATAATGCAGATGCGTGCCAATGTCCAGATATTCCAAAAGCATTAATACCATTCCACGATGATTATTTAATATATGGATGTGCTAACTCTATGTGGGTATTAAGAGGAGACCCTGTATCTGGCGGTTCATTAGATGCGTTGGATAATACTACTGGAATATTTGGTGCTAAAGCATGGTGTTTTGATGATATAGGCAATTTGTATTTCTGGGCTAATAATGGTATCTGTAAAATATCTGCTGAAGTATTTACTTCTAAAGTCGGGATAGAGAATTTAACCTCCGTAGTTCTACCCAATATAATAACAGATGAAGCAGCAGACCCAACTACACATGAAATTACTTTAGGTTATGATAAGAAACGACAAGGCATTATTATATCTGTAACTACGATAGCGGATGGTACAAACTCTGATTATTTTTATAGTTTGAAAACTAAGGGATTTTACCCAGAAACTTACCCAGAAGAATGTGCTCCATATTCGATGATTTACTACGCAGCCAATGACCCTGCCGATGCTGATTTACTGATTGGTTGTAAAGACGGTTATATAAGGAGATTTGTTGATTCAGCTAAAAGTGATGATATAGGAGCTACAAATGAGGCTATAAACGCCTATGTTACTTTGCCGGTAGTTCCATTGGCAGAAGACGACTATGAAGGTAAGTTAGCAAG